GCGCAAGGGACAAAGTAGAGAGTTTCTTGCCAAGCAACCCATGGCCGTTGAGCAGATTTCCACATTTATCCAACAGGGATTGGTGGATAGTGGGGACTGGTTTGGTGTTCAGAAGGCTCCCGGAGTGGTAGATGCTGTTTTAACCGAATCTGAAGTGCAAGCGATCATGAAATGGGCCTTCGATAAGTGTGACTTTTTGACTTATGTCGGAGACTCCGTAAAGGATTGCTTGCTTCAATCCCTTGCCATTACTAAGAACCATGGATGCTATAAGCCGAAAGCCTACTTCTATACTGAAGTAAAGGAAAAGGGCGGCAAGTATGTAGATGTTCTAAAGAGGGAAACAAGGGACTTTTGGTGTCCTAAACTAGAGCTTCTCAGGGCAGAGGACTACTATCCAGACCCTAGCGGCAAGGGCCTTTATGTGATTCATGAAACCTTCATGGATATTTCGGAGCTTTATGCCATGTCCGAAGGGCCGTATGCCGTTTATGACCGATCGAAGGTGGAGCTATTGCATGGAAGCCTTATGGAATCCGATATGCAAGCGGCAAAGAAGTCCCGAGAAACCGCCCAAAACACCTCGATCAATGGATACCGCAAGAAGGTAAAGATCAATGAGTGTTGGGGGACAATCCTTGAGCCAGCGACCGGAAAGGTGGTCAAAAAGGATGTTGTTTGGACCGTAGCAGATGATCGCATTGTGATTCAGGAGCCAACCGATTATCCGTTCTGGCACAATGCCCCTCCCCTGATCTCCGCAGCCTTTATTCGTGTCCCAAGATCGGTTTGGCACAAAGCCCTGATGGATGCTCCGACCCAGACCAATATCGCCCTCAATGAGCTTTATAATCTCATGGTGGATGCCGGGATGAACGATGCCCATGGGATCAAACAGATTAGGGCAGACTGGCTTGAGGACGAATCTCAGGTATCAAACGGGATTTATCCGGGTATTACCCTGAAGGTGAATAGCCAATGTCCTCCGGGCGGCAAGGTTTTGGAGAGGGTGGACACTAGCTCTATGTCCAGTGAGGCCCTGAATGTGTTTAATGCCATGTCAGCCGAGTTTTCGGCCTCCGCATTGACCAATGATCTCAGGATGGGGGTACTCCCTAATCGTGCGGTTAAGGCAACCGAGGTGGTCGAGGCTAGTCAGAGCATTACTTCCGTTTTTACAGGAATATCCAAGGTGCTGGAACAGACCCATATCGAGCCAAACATGAACATGATGTTTGCCAATATCTTGCAGCATTTTATGGAGATTGATCCGGCTGAGATGATGTCTGTACTTGGCGAAGAGCGGTTTTATGCGATTCAGGCTATGGGCAAGGAAACCTTATTCTCTAAGGCATTCGATGGCTTCAAGTTCAAGGTTTATGGGATTTCCAAGATCATGGCGAAGCAAAAGGATTTCAAGAAATTCACGGCCTTGCTTCAGACCATCGCCTCTTCGGATCTCTTGGTGGAAGAATTTATCAAGCAGTATTCAATGGGCAAATTTCTTGGTAAGATTATTAAGTCTTTGGATATTAACGAGGACGAGATCAAGATTAGTGAAGAGGATAAGATGATGGCGATGATGGCTCAGTCGATGGCAGGAATGCCTTCTCAACAGGGGCCAGATATGCAAAGTCAAATTCCGCAAGCTGGCGCACAAGAAAGCGCACAGACGGTGGAAAGCATGATTCCTAGATCTAATTTTGGTGGATTACAAGGCAAGGCTGAAGGGGGAATGGGATGAAAGAAGTAAAAGTAGTTAAAATGTATGACTCTGAACTAATCAAAAAGGGCTATAAATCCAGCAAGATTGTTCAGGATGGCCTCACTGGTAAGCCGCCAGTGATTGAAGATGAGTGCTATTATGGCTCCGAAGATCAGGTAAAATACCTGAAGGATCGGGGCTATGAAGCCAAGACGAGCGAAGAAGAAGAAGATTAACATGTCCGATCAAAATAAACTCACACTTATCCACAACGGACGGATGGCTTCTATTGCCAATGAGCATCTCAAGGGGATCATTGATCGCCACAGGGTTGCTCTTTTGGCTAGAATTAAAAATTTAGCTCGAAGCGGTAAACATGATGTGGTTGAATACGCATGTAGCGTAGCTGCTCTCAATGTTCTTGATGATGTGCAAACAGACATTAGGAAGCAAATAGACGCAGCGCAACAAATAGAGAATGGAGTCCTCAAAAATGAGTGAAGAAAACACACAAGAAACACAAGAAACAAGCAAGCCGATCTATGTCGGTTCTAAGCAATTTGCAAATGAGCAGGAATTGGTAAAATATACCGAACAGTTGCATAATAAAATCATCGAAAAAGAAATGTCGGAAAAGCCGACAATTCCAGAAACAGCCGCCGCACCCAAGCCTTCCGAGCTTCTTTACCAAGATCCGGATGCCTTTTTTGAGCTTGCAGTTCAGGAGGCTGAAGCTCGGGTTGAGCGAAAGTTGACTAAAAAAGAGCAGGAAACTGCTATCATGAAAAAGTTTTGGGATGAGAACAAGGATCTCAAAGATCACGAAGAAATGGTCAATGCCCATATTGCGTGGAAAAGATCGCAATACAAGGATTTGCCAGCTTCGCAAGCTCTCTCTAAAATAGCTTTAGAGGTACGAAATACTGTCTCTAAAATCCGTGGAGGTTCTTCGGGAGGTAAAGAACTTTCATCTAGCCCTGCGGTGGTCGCAGGATCTAGTAACGGTAACACTTCCCAATCGTCCGTAACGGTGTCGAAACCTCGATCATTCGTGGATCAACTCCGGCAACGGCAAACTAGGGGTAAAAGCTAATCATGGCACAATTCACTTGGACGCAAGATTCGCCTTCTGGCCCGTACAAAAACCATGAACTTTCTGAATTGCTGCGTGATGCAGCGATTGCAGAAACCAAGTTCATGCAATTTGTTAAGCCTGAAGCCGGATACGGCAAGAAAAAAGGTGAGTCAATCACCATCACTCGCGTTTCTAACCTTTCTGTTCCTTCAAACGGACGATTGGTTGAGGGACAGCAAATTCCAGAAGATGCACTTCAACTTTCCACGAAGTCGATCACTGTATCTGAATGGGGTCGTGCGGTTCCGTACACTTCTCTTTCTGATGATCTTTCAATGTTCAACATTGAGAACATCGTTCAGAAGGAACTCGTAAAGCAGATGAAGCTGGTTCTTGATAATGCTGCTGCGGCTGCATTCAAGACCTCTCTCATCAAGGCTGTTCCAAACGGTATTGCTTCAATCAGCATCACCACCAACGGAACTCCCGGTGCTACCGCAACCTCAAACTTGCGTTATTACCATGTAGAGCAGATTCGTGACTATATGTACTCCACTCTTCTCGTACCTCCGTATGAGGCAGATGAATACATTGGACTGATCTCTACCAAGGCGAAGCGCGGACTTATGTCCGATCCAGCTTGGGAAGATTGGCACAAGTACACCGATCCTTCTGCCAAATACAATGGCGAAGTCGGTAAAATCGAAAACATCCGTTTTATTGAAATCAATAACTCTGGTGCTTTGAATAACTCTATCGGTTCCGGTGGGGTTCTCGGTGAAGGCGTAATCTTCGGATCTGATGCAGTAGCTATGGCTGTTGCTTTGGACCCTGAGCTTCGCGCTGGTATCCCTCAAGACTTCGGTCGCTCTCAGGCTGTTGCATGGTATGCAATCGCTGATTTCGGCCTCGTTTGGGATACTGCAAACGCCGGGGAAGCAAAAGTAGTTCACATCACAAGTCTGTAAGGAGAATGAACAATGTACGCAATCAATAGATCACCATCACTTCTTCCTTCTAACCTTCAGGCGCTTACTTCTGCTGCTGTGATTCAATCGTTCACCGTTCTGGCTCAATGCCAAGTGGATCAGTTGTTTTTCGCTATTTCCACTAGCATTGTTTCTAGCGGTAATGTGGTTGTCACATTCAAGCGTCGTCCAACCATTAACTCCTCTTCTGGCGAAGTAACCATTGGCACTCTTTCGATGCCAAACGGTGCTGCTGCTGGCAAGGTGTACTACAAGCAAGTTGCTCCAGTCGTTTGCGCGGCTGGTGAGCAAATTGTAATTGAAGTCACCACTGCTGCTGCCGGAATGGGTGCTGCTGGTAACGGCCAAGGCTTCTTCGATGCAGAGCAAGATCCAGAAACCAATGCCAACAATCCAGACATGGTGTTGTCGGTTTAAGTTGAATTAAAATGGGGGGGCGGTCATACTGTGGCTGCTCCCCCGTTAATAACCAAATAGGAGATAAAAATGGCAGCAATTTCTGGTTTTACCTATCAACTGGTCAGCGAGAGAAAACTTGACTCTTCTCCCGGCCAAAACGAACTTCAATTTAAAATTACTTACGGAGATGGGACAGATACTTACCCATCCGGAGGAATCCCTCTTGCACTCGGAAGCCTTGGGTTGCGTAATTATTGCGACTCTTTGGTTTTTGCAGGACAAGACGCACCAGACGGTTATGTTTATAAGTTTGATCGCAATGATCTTAAAGTGAGGATTTTTCAAGATCCTTCTGGAAGTTCTGCTGGTCAAATGGTGGAATTGACAACCGGGGCTACTCCATCGGGAGAGCTTTTTGTAATTGTAAGAGGCGACTAAAATGGAAGACAACGAAAACACACAACCACAAGGCTTTGATTATCGGGTGCATATTACGGACCCAAAAACCGGAAGGCTGATTAAATATCAACCGTATCAAATGGTCATCAAGGATGGACTTACAAGAATTGAGCGTCCCATTGGATCGGGAAACTGGTTTTATCCAAATGGTGAGCCAGTAAAATCAGAGAAGAAGGATAAGGCAAATGAGAGCAAAACCGATTCAACACCTTAATACGGGATACACCGGAACAGGATATAATCCCGTTATCGGATCTCAACAAGGAAGCCAGATTCAACTGTATTCCATGAGGCTGATCAACGAATCTGGTTCTGCTGGTGACTTGGCTGTTCTTCAGACATTGGCCGAAGATGCCGTTACGGTTTATACTTTTAACGGAACTGCCGCTACTGATGTAACTAGCACTCTCGGTGCCGGATCTAACATTTCTCTTTTTACTGCTACGGCAGGAAGCGGAATCGTGATTGAAGCGGCAAAGAAAATGCAAGCCTTCATCGTTAATGTCAGCGTGAACCAATCTGGAGCTAACACTTTTGCGATTCAGTATTCAAATGGATCTGGATTTACAAACGTGCTTCAGACCTTGAACATTCCAACAACATTCAACGGCGCACCAACTGGACGGTTTGTTGTTTTTTTCTCTCCGGGGAATGACTTCGCACCGGGATGCGGCCTTTCTGGAACCGATAACAGCCAATATCAGATCAAGTTCAATGCTGTTAGTGCAGGAACGACCTGTTCTATTAACGCATTGAAAGCTGCGATCAGTGTTCAGTATAGCCCATCTGTTTCCAACAATGCGGCTTTGGAGGTTGTGTTTTCCGAGCAATATCCATATATGCTTGAGGGTGGAGAAAGCATTGTTCCGTTCTTCGAGATTTCGAGCAACAATAACAAGGTGATTGCGTTTTATCAGTATCAGAACTGAGGGTTAAATGGCGAACTACGAGAATACGCAGGATTTGAAAAAAGGCGTACTCTTTCGGTGCGGCGAACTCGACGATGGCACTTCAGAGTATGACTCAAAGGTGCTGGAGTATTTGAACCGAGCGCAACAGGCAATGGTCTCGGGGGCGGCTGAACTGGATCTCGATATTGGGGAGCCGTTCCCGTGGGCCTTGAATCAGTACAATAAGATCCTGATTCTTGAGCCAGCAATAACAAATTTGGCCGTTACCTTTACTAACGGATCTGCAACAGCAACATTATCTGCAACTCCTGTTAGTAATCTTCTGAACTATTGGGTGCAGCCAGAGAACAGTTCTGAGACTTATCGCATTTCGGCACACACCGGAACATCTACAACCATTACGCTTGATAGTGTTTATATTGACACTTCGGCTTCTGGACTTCCATGTACGATCTTTAAAACCGATTACGAACTCGACACCAATGTCCTTCGTTTAGCCAATCCATTCATTACAAACTACGATGAGGTGATTCTTTATAACTCTGACCCCGGTCAAATTGTTGGCGTAGACCTTTCAGAGTTTATGAGACAATACCCATTGTTTCTGTATCGAGCATCGACTCCGACCGCATTTACCCAAGTCTATAAAGACAATGCCATGAAGCCAACCGTTCGGTTTAATTCATGTCCAGTAGAGCGGATCAGGGTGCAATATAACTATGTCCCTGTTCCTCCCGTTTTGACGAATGGGGTGGTTGAAATTCAGACAATTACTCGCAGTTTGGCTCCTACTGCTGGAAACTATGTTTTAATTTTTAATGGTGTGCCATCCACTTCGATTGCATGGAACGCAACTGCCGCACAAATTCAAGCGGCAATAAACACCATTCCTAGTCTTGCCCTTGCAACCGTAGCCGGAACCTTGGCGACAAGTTTGGTTATCACCTTCAATGGGTTCTACGGAGATGCGCCATTATTGACGGTGGGGTCTAATACACTTGTCAACGGTGTCACTGCGGTAACATTGACGGTGGCCGAAACCGTTAAGGGCGAACAGAGCATACCAATTATTCCAAGGGACCATCGGGTGACCCTTGAGTATTATGCCGCTTATTATCTTTGCACCGACAAGAACGACTCTCGCGCAACGGAATACAGAGAACTTACTCGCGCAGGAATGCGAGCCTTGGTCAAGGCTTGGAAGCAGGAAAAAATTACAACCAATCCGGACTTTGGTCGGATGATTGCCAGACCTGATCGGACCTACGATTACAGGAGAAACTGGAACTGGTGGTGGTATTAAATGCCATACACAGGACAGATAGCCGAGATTAAGTTTGGCGACTTTGGGCTGATGTACGACCTTGCCCAACAAAACATCCCACAGAACGCATTTATCAGATGCGATAATGTGCAGTTTTATAATGGCCTTGCGGAGAAGGCTGAACAAATTAATCCATGGGTTTTAGGCAATCCATCTTTTTCTTCTCCAAACTTTGTTGGCGAGAAGCCCATTGCGGTTCATCGTTACTTTCCTCTTCCGGGCATTGAAAGGCATATCGTTGTCACAGATACAGGAAATGTTTATAAATTCCTTGATCCACTGACGAGGGTATTGGTTACTCCGATTCTATCTGCCCCGGCAAACCTTTCGATCAATGGAACTGCCAATATCGTAGAAGGCGGTAATGAAGATCAGAGTCAGCCAAAAAAGATCTTTATTTTTAGCGGCAACAGCCCGGTACAGGTTATCGAGGGCGACCTCAATGTCAGGCGAAACATTACAAGCCCTGCTTTGGATTGGGCCACTAGCAGCCCCACAAATGGGTTTGTTTTCCGCAATAGACTTTGTGCCTATGGGAATTTGAGTGATCCCCACAGGCTATATATCAGTACGGGATTGGATCAGGAAGATTTCGTAGGCTCTGGCAACTCTACTATATCGGTATTCTCAGGCGAACAGGATGGACTTCTTGGGGCGTTTGTCTTTAAGGGAAGGGTGTTCCTTTGGAAGAAGCCTTATGGGGTTTATTACTTGGTGTCCGATGATCCAACTCCTACCAACTGGTATTCACAAAGGGTTTCAAACAATGTTGGTATAGCTTCTTCTCGGTCTTATTTTGAGGCTGGAGATGATTTGTTCTTCATGTCCACCGATGGAACTATTGCCAGTTTTACTGCGGCATTCAGGCTTGGGGATATTTATCAGGCCGATCTATTGGCCCAACTAAAGACAGAATCAATCTTTAGAAACATACTTCGCAAGCAGTTATTAAATCGCAGCTTCGGGAAGTATTTACCTCAAAAGAAGATCGGGCTTTTTGCCTTTTCGAGTTTTACCTCTTCTGACATGAACCCCGATTCATTTGTTTATATCGACTTTAACCAACAGACACCAAGGGTTTCGTGGCATAGATATAAATCTAGCTCATTCACTTGTTGTGCTTTTTTTAGGGATTCTTATGGCGACGATCAATTACTGTTTGGCAAAAACAACTTGGGCAATTCTCCGACTTCGGAAATGGCTACGACCTCTCCTTACTATTCTAGTTCCGTTCCCTTTCGGCTCCAAACGCCGCACCTAGATCTTGGAAGTCCAAACAATAAGATCTTCGATTTTTTCGAAGTAGACTTCGAGTCAAGCTCACCATACCCATTGGCGGTCGATGTGTATGTCGATTCAAAGTTTAAGCAGACATTTACCTTCCAGCCTTATTATAACGGGGTTCTGGGTGGGCAGATTTTTGGACCGCTAACACAGCAATACAGCAATCCGGTATTCACTTTGGATGAGAGTTATCTCGATGGGCGTGGAACCAGAGATGCCGCAAATAGGGTGGCCGGACGAGGCAAAACGATTTCATTTGTAATTAGAGATGGTAATGTACTGACACAGGTTGGAACGCCTCCAAACCAGACATTTACTGGTCCTAATCCAGATGATGATTTGGGGTCCGTTTATCCCTATAAGCTAGCAGGAATTAAGGTGTATTATAGGGTTGCAGGGCAAGATGGAAAGAAGCAAACTGAGTAAAAGGATCTAACAATGGCAGGATTATTTTCAAGATTAAAGATTTGGAATCCGGGTGAAGCACTAACGGCAAACGATCTCAATGCCGAGTTTAATCAATTTCTTGCCAATATCGACGCAGTTCATTCCGAGGGATACTCGGCCAACCTAAGCGAGATGCAGACCCAAGAGAATCCGGGCGGCTTGGGAACTGAGAATCTGACACAGCCAATTTCGGTTGCCGATGAGATTCAACGACTTCGGTATGTGATTTCCCGTATTGTGGGCAAGGGCTACTGGTATGAGGGTCCGGCTCAATCGCTGGATTCTCTTAATACTGCCGTAGACTCTATTTTTAACCTGACTCCATCAAGAGTAAATTCAGGACTAAAGACTGCACTTTCTGGTTTTCCGATCTTTTTGCAAGCTGATGGAGCCGCCGGGGTGAAGCTCAATGCTTCTGTTCCTCAGCCGTTTGCTTGTTCGATTGATAATACGGTTTTGAGTTTGACAGCCAATGTTTCTAGCGGCCTTCTTTCGTTTGCTCCACTATCCAACACAGCCACCCTTGCCAGCGTATTTAACGGAGATCAGGCTTCTCAGGAGGCTACAGAGTTTACCATTAGCAGTGCTGGTGCATCTATTGTTGCCCTTATTGGCAAACAAGCAATCTTTCAAATTAACAACGGAACATTTGATGAATACTTTCTTGGTACGGTTCAAAGCTCTACTTTGATTACTGGAATTCGCCGAGGATACTTTAGGAACACTTCAAACGCATCGGTTCCACCAATTACATTGACCACTGGTCATACGATCACACTGCTAAGAACCACTTATGTATTTCTTAAAAACGACAGTACATTGACGGTGACTTACAATCCTCCAACCACAAACGGTCCGGCCCCATCTTCTCCCTCGACTGGAG